CGGTCGGCTCTCGGCTCGATCGCGTGGATCAGCCGCACCCACTGGTCGAGGGATCCGCGGTCGTACATGTTCTGGATGGTGGTCGAGCAGTTCTTGTAGCCGAACTCCTTGACGATCTCGCTGACCGGTCGCTCGTACTCGCGATAAAGAGTGCAGACCTGGCCCTGGTAGTCGGTGGCGACGCAGTACTCGCCGGCGGTCAGGGAATAGTTGTGTATCACGTTGTTGTAGTTCGGCAGCAGGATCGTCGCCGCGGTGCCGAATGCGCCCAGCTCCTCGTACATGGTGTGCAGCGCACGGTAGGTGTTGGACTTTTGGAAGACCATCTGCATCAGCCTGGTCACTTCCTCGAGCCAGATCCTGACCGGCTGGTACTTGCCAAGCTCTGGATCTCCCGTCATCATTCTAAACCAGGGACGGGCAGGCGACGTTGCGCCCGCCATCATCCCTGCGCCAAGGACCTTCAAGGCTCGGGTGGCCGTGTTGTCATATATGGAGTTGTGTCGCCTCCAGCCTTTGTTGCGGTCCTGGACGAAAAATCTGCCTGATCGAGGCAGCAGGTAGGTTGACAGCTCTTGCCAGTGTGCCCACCAGGTTGCACGCTCGCTCTTGAGGTGGCCCCAACGGGTGAACAAACGGTCACGGGTCGGAGCTTTCGGATGGGACTTTGCGTCTGAAGTATACTCGCTCATATCACTCTCCCAGCAGGGTCTTCTTCATGGGATTCTTTTTCTCTTCTTCTTCGCCGCCGGTCAGCAGTGTACCGCCGCCGCCGCCTCCGTCTCCCTGGCGATTTCCTCCAGGCGCGTTGTCCGGTGCGTCGGCAGACTTGCCGCCTGACTCTCCAAGCTGAGACGCGCGGTTGTCTACCGCCTCTATCACCCCAGCATCAACTGCCTTTTTGATTCCGGTACCAAAGAGCCCTCCGGTCATTGTGCCGAAGATGGCAGTGGTCCCGTCCCAGATTTCCTTGAACCCGCCGCCGATCTCGCTGACTCCGTCGCCGACCATCTCGGCAACGTCGCCAAGTGCGTTACCTATTGCAGAAACAACGCCGCTCATGTCAAAACTCCTTTGTCAGCACGATGTCCCGTGCCTTGTATCCGCGGTTGCCCAGCGTCCAGTGCAGCATTGACCCGACTCTCGCGCCCCAGTTCATACGCATGGCTCCGCGCTTCATTGCCTCTTGCTCAACGGCCAGGATCAGTCGACCGCCGGCTGTCGTGTGGCGGTGCTCCTTGCTTACGAACAGCGCATCCGAAGTGCACGAAACGATGCCTGGGTTGTGCAGCTCCCTTGATACCAGCGCCGTGCAGTAGCCGATGACCTTGCCGTTGTGGATGGCGAAATAGGCGAACATCAATCCCAGCGACTCAAGCCTTGCGTATCCTTCAACGTCTGGGTTGAACTCGAAGCTGTCGCCGGTCTCACCCCAGTTCTCACGCATGAGCTCAGAGATGGCCGGCATGTACTCGCCGATGGCACCAAGGGTGATGTTCATTAAGACCCCAGAAGGGACTTGCGCCCAAGCTGCAGCATCGACTGATCGATCCCCATCGGACCGGTCAGCATGGTGCCTGAGGCGCCGGTCTTGCTCGCCTGCTGAGCGGCTGACAGAATGCCTGCAGTGTCAGGCGTCTTCTGGTTGGCACGGTTGACTGCCTCGTCGTTCGCCTTCTCCTGCGCCTCGGCAGCAGAGACTGCCTGTGCCTGTGCTTCCTTCTGCGCCTTTGCTGCACGCTCGCCAGAATAGATGGTGTATCCCGTGGCAATCGCTCCTATTGCTACTGCGGTGACTACTGCTGACATATCAATTCTCCTCACTATTGAACTGTATTGCGATTATCATCGCTTCACGATAATCGATTGTAAGCTCTTCACCGTCTTGACCGCCCATGCATCCATGTATCGGCCTGGTTGCCTTCAGCCATACAATGTCGCCGTTGCGTACCGGCATGCAGTTCGGGTTCTTTGAGTGGTTGACGTAGCGACCGGCCTGCGTCCTCATGCTCCCTATCCGCATCGGCATGATCATCTCGTGCGGTTCGATCGGAGCGGTGGCGAACAGCCCCTTTCCCTCGATGTTGCTGTCGCCCTTCTTGACCTTGTAGTCACCGTATGGCAGCTCCATCATGTTGTCGGTGCGCTCGGTCTCGGCTCTCGCCTGTTCAGCGGTGAAGCCGAACTGATCGAGCACGGCCTGGAAGTCTTGATGATCTTCAATCGAGGGCAGCAGCTTCAGCTTCTGCGCCTCCTGGTGTTCTTGCCAGGCGTCCGACTTGTCGAACAGCATCTCCTCCAGCACCTCGATGTCGGTCTCGGTGGTGGCGTATATGTTCTGCCAGACCATGTCCTCTTCAACGTACCCGACCTTACGGCCAGGCTTGCCAACGAAGACCAACGGTGCTTCCAGTGTGTCGGTCGTGCCGTCCTCGTTAACCACCTTGACCTTGCCCTTGAGCATGACGTTCATGTGGTCGAACCGTTGGCGGTGACCGACCAGCATCGCACCGGCTGGAGCGGACAGCTCACGGATGTAAAGACCTGGGCCGAACCGGTGAATGACCGGGCACTCAACCTGCGGGAGGTCGAGCATGGCTTTGGTGAGATCATCGACCCGATCCTGAAACGGTACCGCCACGCTATTGTCTGTCAGTATGGCAAGAACTGCCTGGTCGTCTGTCATGGTGGCATCCTATCGGTATGGGTCAATGTTATGGGTACTATTAACTGAAGAGTATGGGTCGTATTCGCGCCTGGTTCTTGCCGCTGCCTGCATGGGAGTCATCTTGCTGACAGGGAATGCGTAGGTGAGAGCGAGTGCATCTGCCAGGTCAGGCGACGCTGAGTCAGGCATGCGCTTCTTGATATCGTCCTTGCTCTCGAGCTTGATCCGGTTGGAGGGATCGAAGGAGTAGGTCGGAGTGGCGAGCTCGATCTTGAGGTTGTTGTCGTTAGGGATCGCGAGCCCAGCCTTGACTGCCTCGGCCATCTCGTACCACATCTCGGTGCGCTTGTTGACGTAGCGCTGATCGGTGGCCTTGCCTCCGAAGTTGATCTCCATCACGTCGTGGCCAAGCTGGCGTAGCCGATCGATTACACCGGCGCCTGCACCGGCATCGATGAAGACAGCGTCAGGCTTCCACTGGTCGATCTTGACCGCGATCCTGCCGGCGAAATCCATGTTGTCCAGGCCGCGATAGACCATCGGGTCGAACACCTGGAGCCCTTGCCGCGGGATGATAACTGAGCGGTCGTTACCAAAGCGGGCAGGGTCGACGCCCAGGATCCTGGCAGCGTGATCAACCTCGCCTGGCTTGTACACTCGGTGAGCTGCAGCTTCGATATCGGTCAGCGATAATAGCTGATCCTCACCGGCAGCAGCGAAATCACAGAGATACTCTCGAGCAAATGCCGACTCTGACATCTCAGCCCGCATCTTCTCCACCTCTCGCTCAGGCAGAGCGTCAGTGTCATAGACGGTGTATCGAGCTCGTGCCCAGTCCTCACGCTCCTCGGCTGCGAAAAACAGTGCGCTGAACAGGTTGATCCCTTTGGGCGTCCCAAGGAACCACGCCCAACCGTTGCGGTCTGAGAGCGCCGGCCTGATGATCTCCTCCCATACCTCAGGCTTTACCTGGGCGACCTCATCGATAACAGCTCCGTCCAAACGAACACCTCGCATAGCGTCTGGGTTGTCGGCGCCGTACAATCTGATCACCGCTCCGTTGTGTGCGAACCTGACTGAGGTATCACTCTCGTTGATCTCAACGTGAGGCATGAGCGGACCCACCATCTGCTTCAGCCTTGTCCAGGCGATGGTCTTTGCCTGCTTCAGCATTGGCGCGATGTAGAAATACAGCGGCAGATCCTTATTGTTCTTGACCGCTGCGTTGACCAGTTTTTTGAGAGCGAGCTCGGTCTTGCCGGCACGTCGATGCAGCACCAATACAAGAAAGCGCACGTCCTTTGACAGGCGAGCGCATTCCTTTTGCCATGTTCTCATCGGGTGCCCGATGCGGATCGGTAGGTCACTCAAACTCGTTCACCACATTGATGTTGATATTGCCGCTATGTTCTACACGATCAGTAAATAGTTTCAGGTGTTTGCCCAACATCTCATAGCCCTTGAGTGCTACCGATCTGTCCTTATCCCCCCTGGCTTCCTCGGTCACTTCCTTGATACCACTAAGGACATACTCAGCGTCTATATTGAGCTTCTCAGATAGCTTTTCCAAGCCATCACTGATAGCTTTGGACACCTCAACATGCTTCAACAGACGCTGCCCCTGAGAGTAAGCTGTCTTCTCGCTGTATCCGCAGCGGATAGCTGCTTGCGTAGCGTTCTTATCTACCAGGTATTCCTTCACAAATATCTCTTGCTTAATATTCACGGCTACCACCTCACCTTCAATCAACTCTCACCCATCTCTCAGGGATCTGTGCTCTCCGTTCATACCTGCATATTTTCTTGATCGTATTCACTGATATTTTCATCTTGATTGCTATGTATCCGTAGCTTCTGCCTTCATCCTCATGGAGTTCCCGTATCAGATCTACTGCGTCATTAGAGAGGGTTGCCCTGGGATGATCCTCACCTATACGACGACCCCTCTCATTGACCGCAACATATTTCCTCATGGGATATCCTTACGAACCTCCGGCGAGCCTCTGGATCCCTACTCGGCATTCCAGACTCCAAATAAAAAAGGTGAGGTATATAATACCCCACCCGTAAATCAAAACAGCGTAACCGTCAATAACTTTTACGCTTTATAGAGTCCTCTTGCTTTATTTTTACGCTGAACGTGGTCTTGCAGCTCGGTATAGAGGTCAGCGTACCGCTTCTGCATCCAGTGTCCTACCTGGTCGAGAGCGTGAACTGTGTCCCAGTATTCCTCGATCGAGTCGACGACGTTGCCTGTAGCGAGGGCTTCGGTCAGCTCGATCAGCTCTTCTGCTATTTTTCTACACTGGCGTATTGGGTCTTCTATCTTGATATCAGGATACATGCGGTTGCACCTCGAGCTCGACGTGGCCTGGTTTCATCGGATCTGCCACCTCGACGGTCAGGTGCTTGATCAGTTTGTCGTCAGTCCATAGCCCTGCCAGGGTGAGGGCGTCGAAGAGTGTCTTGCAGATATTGTCTATATCCCTGCGCCTGCGATCTGGAGGGACGATCTTCATCTTGACCGACAGAGGTACGTCATACCATTTGACAGCGCCAGAGCCCATCAGGTCGGCTTTGATTGCCAACCGGTACATCTGCCCTGCCTTGGTGACGAAGACTTTACGCCTGGCGAAGTTGATGGTCTTGTAGTGGTTGCCGGTGACGGTAGGGAAGGTAACTTTAATCACTGTCATCGTCACCCTCCTCCCATCCGCACGTCGGGCAGAAATCTATGTCACAAACCTTGTGTCCGCATCGTGGGCAAGTAAAACACATATCATTCACCTTTCTTCCAGTACTTACCTCTAACAATGCTTGCTGCATGGCTTCTTGATATTTCAAATAACTTTCCAATTTTACTAAAACTCATTCTCGATGAATGTCGAAGACCTTTTATCACAGACACATCTTCTTTTGTAAGTTTTGACATTCCGTGTTTTTCTTTAACGCTTGCGGTATTGTGTATCCTTGCATCTTCGTAGTTGTTAGCCCTAGTGTCCCACCTCAAATTAGATAGCCTATTGTCAGTCCTTATCCCGTTTCCGTGGCAAGCTTCCATTCCTTTTGGTTTGGCACAAACGAATGCCTCCAAAACAATAGTATGTCCTCTTACACTATATCTTTTGTTGTGTTTCGAAAGTTCATAGTGCCTATAGCCACAGGTATCTTGCTTACCTTTGATTGGTTTACCTTTTGATATTCTTGTATGCCATTCGCCACCGACAAAGCATCTTACTTCTCTGTCGAGGGATCTTACTTCTCCTTCTTCTGACACCTCGTAATATCCTTCGAAGTTTAGCACAGGTCGCCAGCATGCCATCAGTAATTCCCTCCCAGTGGTAGACGACTCGGCACAACATATTTGATACGATCTGACTCATTGTACCTGTGTTTTGGTATTCTGTCTAGTGGTGTTATGGTCTTTACCAGTTCGTCCCATTCTGGATCCCCTGGCTTGTAGCATTTTGACTCGTAGGTGAGAGCGGTCTTGATAAATACTGCCTTGTCGATTTCTCTCTGTTCAGCGTCTGTCATCAGCGCTTCTTTTTTCCCTGCCCACTTTGTCTTTTTGTGATGCCCCAGGCTTGTGGACGTCATCGACCGGTATTGTGCCTGCCTGGCTTTTTGCCGGCAGTCGATCGAGCAGTGACATTGGTTTGACGAATACGGCTTGAATTTTTTCCCACATATAGCACATATCAGCATGTCATTGTTCCTCCACCAGGATATCAAGCAGATCAGCCGCTCCGTTTTCTCCGTACATCCGCAGTCTTTCCTTCGCCACATACAGAGCCGCATTCCATGCATCCTCTGCTATGTGACTTTTAGGCATGTCAAATGTATCGGCTCCACCGTTCCAGAACTTCTGGAATGGAGTAATAGGTTTTCTCTCATAAAATTTGCCGAAGTTAGTCTTAATATAGTTAGGATTCATCCCTCACCCCTCCTCACATATTCTGCGAAGCTCAGCTTCTTGTCTCCGTTTCATTTCAACCCACGCAGTATCCCTAGCAGACCTAGCAGCGTACCACGC